ACCCGGTGTCCTGAGACTCGTACACCGGGAGCCACCCCCTGTCCCCGGCGCTGTAGCCCGTTGTGACCCACGAGCCCGTGCTGGTCGCTTTGTCATAGTTGTGCGTATGCGTGCTCACATCCACGCCGTCGACGTTGCCGGACACCGTGATGTTGCCGGATAGATTGAGGTGCTGCGCATAGATCGTGCCGGCTCGATTGCTGACATTGCCGATGTCGTGCGTGCTCAGCGGTCGCAGCTCGCCGCTGCGAAACGCCCACTCATTGCTGTTGTTGGGCGCCACGTAGACGATGCCGCCGGTATTGGTTATGACCAGCGCCGTGTCCGACTCCAGCCTATTGGCGTGGACCGTGGCAAAGTAGAGCGACGACGAGCCTATATTGCGGCTGCTGTCGGCGTCGGGGAGTAGGTTGCCGGCGAGAGCCCGCGAGCCATCGGCCAGGAGGTATTGCTCATGGTCGTCACCGTCGAGGCCGGTGAGGTCGCCGTGATCGATGGAGGGCAAGTCGCTGGCGTCGATGCTACCCCAATCCGCCGTTGTGCCGTCGCCCTGCAGGTATCCAGTGCCGATGGCCAGGCGCCCCCATGCGGGAGTGTCATTGGCTAGAATCAGATCGCCCTGGACAGGGCTGGCCGTCACCGTGTCAGCATGGGCCACGCCGAGGATGTCGTGGTCGGCCAGGGTCTCCTCGTCAGTCGGTGCATCGATCGGGATCGGCGCTGATCCAGAGCCGTGCCCCGTCGCCGCCTGCTTCTGCTTGGACAGCATCGTCGGCTCGGGGTCACCCAGCGCAATCTCCAGGTGCTCGAATCCATCGGCGTCGTAGCTAAGTTGCACGCCGACCACGGTGTCGTGTTGCACCGTCGTGCCAAAGTAGGCCGAGTTGTAGGAGACCTGATCGCCCAGCTCGAAGGTGCCGCCGTACTTGATCTCTGCTGTTTGCACCAGGCGAAACTTGACTGTCTCGGTAGCGCGGAATTGGTCCAGGGCTTGCTGGCGCGACACGGCGCGGTCATCGTCGACGATGTACTCGCGGAGGCCGTAGGTGCTGATCCGGTCTGTGTCGCGAGTCACCGCCGTCAATGATTTGTTGTAGATCGCGTTGCGCTCCGACGTGGTGTCCTCGATCAGCTCCACGCTGAGCACATTTTCGGCGGCGTCATTGATCAGGATCTCGGCGTTGCTGTCGGTGTTGCCCTTGGACCTGTCAGCGCCTCGGCGCGGGTAGTAGGTGTCAAACTCCAGGCCAAACGATCCGCCGGGCCAGACGGTGTACACGTCATAGTCAATGACGCCATGCTCTCGGCTCCACGAGTAGAGCTTGTCGAGCAGCTTTTCGCCGCGGGCCGTCAATGTCTGACCCGCGGCCGCCTCGCTCTTGTTGGCCGCCACCTGCCAGCCGCTGAGGCTGCGTGCGTTGCCGCCAGGGTCATTGTAGGCCGTGCCGCTCACCACCTGGTACCGCACGGCGTCCTTGATGGCATCATCGGCGTGGCCGGTGAACTCGACTTCATCCGAGGTATTGCCCAGGATGCGAATGCCGTCCAGCTCAAAGGCCGCCGGCAAACACTCGATCTCGACGGCCCCTTCGATGACAAACCCGCTGTTGTCCCTGGCTCGCCGCCGCCGTTCGACGCGATACACTGCCTCGTACCGCCCGCAGCGCCAGAACTCGATGTACGTCTGACCTGTTACGATGCTGGTAAAGTGCGGCGACGCTTTGTCCAGTACAAAGCTCAATGAACCGTCTTTGTGTGCGAATAGACCCAACGCCACACGTACATCGCGGGCGTCGTGTAGCTCGATCCCAGAGCCCTCCGTCCGATTGTCCGGCGGATAGGCAATGAGTTGGCAATGCTCGCCAAAGCGCACATTGGTCGGAACGCTGTCAACCAAAGCCATCAGTACGGCACCTTGTAATACTTGGTGAATTGCAGCGTGATTGCCGCATTGCTACCTGATTCGCCAGACACAGTGACCTCCGTGGTGCCAACCGGCAGCCGCCACCAGGTCGACAGCGCAGTCCGTCGGCCGGTCCATGTCTCGGCTGTGCCGCCGCCCGAGGCGGTATATGTCGCGCCGAATGTGTCCACCTCTGGGCGAAAGTCAATGGCCAGGATGCCGCCGACGTTGCCCGAGAGCTGGAGGTACTCGCCGTCGGCGTTGCCCAGCCAGGGGGAGTTGGCGTCGCCGGATAGCGTCACCTCCAGCCACGTCTCGACATTGCTGTTGGCGCACGACAGGGCCACCGCCGTTGCGCCGTTCATCTGGCCGGTGACCGTGGTCGGCGTCGGGTCGTACCAGACTGGGTCTACCGCCTCACATTCCAGCGTGATGATGACGATGTGATCGCGGTTGGTCAGGTTGGACTCATCGATCTCGTAACCGGTGCGGTACAAGTCGATGTAGCGAATGTTGCCTGACTCTAGCGTCTCCTTGACGATGAACGCGCCCCGGCTGGGGTCGGTGCGCCACAAGAACGCCGCAATCTCGCTCTCGACGGCATCGTAGCTCTGCACCCGGAGCCCAAACTTGGGGCGGAGGACCAGTACCTCCTCGGAGTAGCCGATGCGCCGCAGCGGACGCCGCCGCAGCAACCGCTCGTTGCGGCTGGGCTCCTTGCGTTGCCAGGTGCCCTCGATCGGCCATTTCCAGCGAACATGGTTGGCCGTCGTACATTGGAATTCGCTGCTGTCGGCGTCGATGATGGATAGAGCCCTGGTCATGGCGTGGCGCCTCCTGTCGCTGCCGCCGGTACCGCCGCGTCGCGCAACATGGCCGCAATCTGCGCCATCCTGTCCCCCAGCTCGCGGCTCAGTGTGTCGCCCAGTTGCTGGCTCACGATGTCAACCAGCTCCTGCGGATCACCGGCGGTCACGTCGCCGAACGTCACCGGAACACTGATCTGCAACAGCGCCCCGCCAACGCCGGCCACCGCGCCTTCTGCCGGTGGCAAAGCGCCCGCCGCCTGATTGCCGGTCGCTGTGGGGATCTCGGGCAAACGAAGCCCGGAGAGTTGCTGCGCGCTGAGGTTAAACGCCACCACGGCGTCGGCCATGTATCCGGCAATGGCTGTCGCGCTGCCCAGCGCCATTTGCACCTGGCGCAACCCCTGCAAGTTGGTGAACCAGCCCTTGAGCGCCTCGACGATACCGGCGGCTCGCGGCGCCCAGCCCTCCAATTGCTCCGTCTTGCCGGCCATCTCCTCGGCCAACTCAGGCAAGCTCTTGTATTCGCCATAGCCGTTCATCATGGGGTCCATCGCTTCGTTGAGCTGGCTCACGATGTCCTGCCCAACCTGGCGCCCCCCGCGCAGCCCGCCCATGCGAGAGATCTCGGTCAGCGTCTTGCCCACATCAAAGATCGAAAAGACACTGGCCAGGTTCTCCATGCTTTCGGCGGCGGCTGGCAACAGATCGCGGGTGCCCTGCTCAGTCGCCTCGATGAACTGCGTTTGCACATCGCTGATAAACTCTTTCAGATCCGGCACGGCCAGGCGCATCGTCGCCAGGAACTGCTTGAGCCGCGTCGAGAAGACGCCGATGTTGGGAAGCTCCAGCACCTGAGTCAAGTCAACGCCTAGCACCTCGAACAAGCTCTTGATGTCACCGGCGACATCCGCCGCGGCCTCCAGGGCTTTTCGAGTATCATCCGGAATCTCTTGGATCCAATTGTAGAGTTGGCCGCCGAGGAATCGGAGCTGGCGCACGTAGGCCAACGCCTTGGGCACAAAGTTGAACTGGACCGGCACCAGCTTGCCGAGGTCAGGGCCGACTAGGCCGAACAGCTTCTTGACATCGTCGGCGACCTGGCCCGCAGCCTCGACGGAATCATGGAGGTTCTCGGGAATCTCTTTGATCCAGTTGTAGAGTTGGCCGCCGAGGAATCGGAGCTGGCGCACGTAGGCCATGGCCTTGGCTGGGAAGGCGAACTCGACCGGCACCACCTTTTCGAGGTCCAGGCCAATGAGGCTGAAGAGCTCCTTGACCATCGGCGCGATCTCGCTGGCGGTCTGCAAGGCCTGGTGCAATCCCTCGGGGATCTGGCGCAACCAGTTAAAAATCGAGGAGCCCAAGATGCGGAGTTGATCGATGTAGCTCTCGGCGTTGGCAGCAAAGTTGCCCTCAGCGGGCGCGACCTTGCTCAGGTCCGTGCCGATGATGCCCAGGATGTTTTTCACATAGCCGACGACGCCGGCCACCTTCTGCAGCTCGCTCTCCGTCTCGCCTTCGGGTACGGTGCCCCAGGTGTCGCGGATGTCCTGGACCACGAGAAACGCCGCTTCAAAGAGGGCACGCACCTGGTCTTGCCAGGTGGTCAGGTCGGGCATTTCCTCGACCGTCGCCAGCTCGCCGATGTCTGTCGACGCAAAGCGCAGCAGCTCCGCCATCGGTGACAGATACTCTTTGACGGCGTCGAGCTTGTCTTTGAGGTTAAACTCGGGGTCCTCTAGCCAATCATAGACAGCCTTGGCCGACTGCTTGACAAAGCTGCCCATCTTATCAAAGCCCTGGGCCAGGTTCTCGGGCATCTCGCGGCCGATCCAATCGACGATGCCCTCAAAGGCGCTTTGCGCCGCCTGGACCCCGGCGTCGATGTCCTTCGCTACATCGGTCAGGCTCTTGGTCGCCGATTGCGCCGACGTCGCCGCATCTGTAGCCGCCGTCTCGAATCCGCCAAAGTCATCGGCGGTATATTCTGCCTGGATCGAGGCCAAAATCTCGTCGCGGATCGATTCAAAGTCGGTCTGGTAGCCCGCCAGCGCCTCCTCGGCTTTTGCCAAGTCTTGGTCATAGGCAGCGTTGATGGCATTGACGGTTGTGATAGCATCACTGACCAAACCCTCGGAGAGCTGCCCACTGACCGTCTGCATATTGGCGGCGTGGTTGATCTGTTGCTGTAGCTGTAGGCCCTGGCCCTCTGTTAGTGCCCCGAGAATGGCTTCCAGGCCAGCGTCGGTCAGCTTGCCCTGCGCGTTGTATTGCAGCGCGGTTTCGGCGATGCTGAGCAGGGTCTTTTGTCGCTGCTGCTTAAGTTGCTGGATGTACGCCTGCTGCTGTGCTATTTGCTGCTTGGCATAGTTGAGCTGAGCCATCCGCTGTTGCTGCTGGTATGCAGCGGAGGCGTTGGAGCGCGACGCTTCAAACTTGGAGGTTAGCGTCGCCAGCTCTTGCTCTTTGCCGGCCTGGGCCAGCGCGGCGGCTTCGGCCTCATAGTCCGCTCGCGCCTGGATGCTATCCATCTGATACTGAAGCTCGGCGTCGGCCTGGCTCTGCAAATAGTCCTCTTGCAGGTTGGCCATAGCGTCCTGATGGCTGGTGCGGATCGATTCAAGCTCTGAAAATGCGTTCTGATAGGCCGAGGCCATCTCGGCGCCAAATTCCGCAGCCTTGGCTGCCATCTCGTCCAGCGATTGGCGGAACGCGGCCATTCCCTGTGGCGCTTGCTGGCCGAACCGGGTCGCCTCTGCTTCAGCTTCGGTGAAGGCGCGCTTTAGCTGATCGGCCGACAGACTCCCGCGCACAGCCAGTTGATTGGTGGCTTCCCCGGCTTCCGCAACGCTAGTCTGCGCTTCCTCTGCGCTGCTTTTCACGCCGAACAGCGATTCGGCCAGTTGGCGCCCCCACTGAAGGCCGGTCTGTTGGGCACCGATCTCGGAGAAAAGCGCCTTGAACTTACCGACCTCCTGGTTGGTTGCGGCGAGCCCGGGCGTGATCTTGACCAGCCACTCGAGGAGCTTGCCCAGGTTAGCCGCGAATTCGACAATGCCCTCGCGGATCGCCGGATCGGCCAGCCATTCGGCCAGCGCGTCGACGATGGTTTGAATGTGAGGGAGCATCGCCTCCAGAACGGGGAGCAGGTTAGCCCCGATCTGGTCCTTCATATTGGCGAACGCGGTTTCGACGGCGCGAACCTTTTGCTCGACGCTACCCAGCACCGTCGGCATGTCGGCCGTGTTGTCCTTGAGCAACCGCATGACCTGGTTCATCAGCGCCGTCTGCTGCTCAGATTTGGTCAGCGCATCGGCGCTTTTACCTAACTCCCGCGCATAGTCCTCATATGCCGCAGTGAGGTCGACCTGGATGGCCAGGTTGTCGAGGATCATCGGCGAGAGGCGGCCCACGCCGGTGATGAGGCTGTTGACCAAAAAGTCCATGCTCTGGCCGGTGCTTGCTGACACCTTGGCCAGGTGCTGCATGGCGTTGGGCAGCGTTTGGGCAAAGTCCTGACCAACGAGCTGCGCCGCCTGGTTGAACTGTCGCATCAATTCGGCGTCGGTGACCATGTTCATGGTGCCGGCGCGCATCCGCTCAATCGAGCCACCCAGCGCATCAAACGCCTGGGCAACCTGGGGCAATCCGGTGGACGCAGTGACCATCTCGCGCACGCCGGATACCAGCGACTGCACGCCGCGGGCTGCCAACATGCCGCCGGCGACTCCGATGATGCCACCCAGCACGCCCTTGATTCCGCTGGCCGCCTTGCCGATTGAGCCTAACCCACGAGAGCCTTGATCGCCGGTTTTTTCCAGTGCCTGCCCGAGGTTGCGCGCCTCTTTGCCGGTGTCCTTTAGCGCATCCTCGGCGCGGTCTGCGGCGTCATCGGCGCGCCGCCCGACGTCCTGGATGTTGTTGAGTACGTCGGCCAAGCCCTGCACCTTCCAGGTGAAGGCCCCGTATACGCCGCCGAGATCCGTGCCGCCTACTCGATCCACTCGCCTACTACTCCGCTGATCTTGCCCATGATGCGCCCCCCACTGATCGTCGCCCTGCTGGGCGCTGGCGTTTTATGTCGCGTTGTTGGCTCTTGGTGCTCGTGCAGAATGCCGCGCAGGGCGATGGCCTGGTCGAAGCAGTACGCCTGCCAGGGGTCGCACAGCCCGATTATCTGCGAGGGCCGCTGCCCGTATCGCTGGGCCATGGCATCGAGGAGAATCGCCTCATGACTCTTCACGAAACCCGGCAAAAACGTCGAGCCCCCCATTGATCGCAAACTGCCCCAGCGCCATCAGGTCCGCGTCTGACACCGCGTCGATCGACACCTCATCGTCTGCCTGCGGGTCGTCATCGACGATCTGGGGATATAGCGTCACTCGCTTGGCAAGCCAGACCATGACGTCCATCAGCCCCGCCAACTCCTCGGGATCCAGCTCGGCCATCGAGCGTTTGCCGTCCATCATCTCAGTGACCATCGGGATCAGCGCGTTGGGCACATCCCCGCGGGCGATGGCCTGCACCAGGCTCACCGTTCGCACGCGGCATACCCGCCCTGATGGCAACTGCACGAGCCATGTCTTGGCCCGCCATTCGTTGGCCGGTGTCAGCACCAGATCCTCGCTGGGCACCGCTTTGATCCTGTCCGTCATCTATCTCTCTCCTCTCGTAAGGGGCCGACACCCAGGAGGATGAGGCATCGGCCCCCAGTGTTGTAGCGCTGCCGTACTAGGCCAGGATGGAGATGGCGTAGTAGGCGCCGCCGGTGGGTACCTCGGGCAAAGCGCCGTCTTCGATATCCGTCGTGGTCTTTTGCGCCTCCCAGTCGAACAGGATCGGCGCCCACTTCTCGGCGTTGGCCCCGTCCGGCGCGGAGAAGGGCTTGATCTGCGCCTTGAACACCGTGATTCGGATCTCAGCCGCGGAGTCATCAGAGTCATCCACAGCATAGAGATCGATCTGCAACTCGACGTTGTTCGGCGTAAGCTCGGCGTCCTCCATCATGTAGTAGCGTTTGGACTCGACGCCGTCGATGCCGGTGCCAGACGTGACGGCGCTCTTGCCGTACAGCGCCTCCAGCACCGTTTCATCGAACTTGTCGCCGCCGATCTGGCCCGAGAGCCGCTGGTTCATGTACTCTTCATCGGTCTCGCCGTCGCCCTCGAATTCGATGGTCGTGTATTCCGGCTCCATCGTGAGGGTGTTACCGAAGGGCAAGTCGGTGGTCGAGGCGTCGCTTTCCGTGATCTGGACATCCTTGATGCCCTTGACCTTGTAGGCCATGTTGTCGTCTCCTTATACTCGTGGCACGCTGAACCGCGCCGTTTTGAGTAGCTTGTTCCAGTCGTCATCGGCCTGCTCTTCTGAGGTGCCGTCGTAGGTGCAACGTCCCCAGTAGCGACCGTCAAAGGTGAATGATTCGTAGCCGTCGAATAGCGCCCGGAGCTGATCGATGATCCGATCGATGCGCCAGTAGCCCCAACCGGAGCCGCTGCGATCGTCGTAGATGTACCAGGTAAAGAACTGGCGAGCCGTGATCTCCGAGGTGGGCGTCTCTGCGCCCATACGGAGCACCACGAACGGTGCCGTCGTCACAGCGTCGGGATCTGCCGCCGCACGCGGATACACGCTGTCAGCGCCGTCGCCCAACATGGCGATCAGCGTTGCGTCCCCCGATGCGCGGGTCAAAACCTGCCGCTTGAGTGGCGTCGTCATCCTTGCCAGATCCTCACCAAATCCTGGTAAATCCGTCCCGAGAACTGTTCCAGCGCCGGGCGCACGATGGCGTAACGTCCTGCGTGGGCCAACTCCAGGAACACCATATAATCCGGTGGCCCGCCGCCCTTCAGGAACAACCGCAGCGCGTCCTCGCTGAAATCGGTGATTCCCTCCAGGCTATTACGAGCATTGCCGGTGCGGTCCGTCCAGCGGGCGTTGGCTCGCATCCAGTTGCCGATCTCTGCGGCGTAGGAGCGCAGCAATGCCCGACTGGCGCGAACACGTTGATCATGCGCCCGACGCATGTTGGACATGACATCGCCTTGGCCTGCCATCATTCGGCGCCTTGCGTTGTTTCCAGCGCGAGCACCAGGTGCGTGCTCCAATCAGCGACGTGGCGGATCACAGCCTGCTCGCCGCTCGATCGCTGGATCGTGCGGCCGGTTTTGAGTGCGGCGCGCTTGGCCGCTGCGCCATCGCTGAGATCCACATAGGCCACGTAGCTGATCTGTGCCCTGATGGCCTCGGGGATCCGATCCATGGAGCCGCTGGCCGGATGGATGTCCACATCGGCGACTGTCGTATTGCTGGCCGCTACGCGGATGGGGTTGCCATCATCGTCGGTGCTCGTGGTCCAACCCGGAGCCAGCACAGTGATGGTTTCCAGCTCATCGCGGAGTGTCAGCGCAAACATCGGCCCTGGCGTCACTGATAGTCCCCATCACTGTCGGCGTACTTGGCGACGCTGAGCGTGTCTGTTTCGATGGATACACCCACCTCGGCGCGGAGCTTGGCGGCACGTTCGTGGAGCACATTGCGGCCAACCGAGATTCCGCCGCGAGAGTAGGACTCGTACACGTCCTCACGAGCCATGTACTCATAGCAGTCAGCCAGCGCCAGATTGCGCTGGTTGGCCGTTGTCGATTCGCTGTCATGCTCATCGAGGAACGCAATGATCACCCAGTCGGGCAAGACATCATTGTCGTCCGTTGTTTTGAGGCGTATCCAGGCCAAATCACTGATCGCCATTGATATGGTCCTCGATCTTGGCCAGCGTCGCCTCGCCGACACCCGGCACGGCGGCCAGGTCGGCGAGGGAGACCAGCGGGGGCTGCAGGCGTTCGGCAGCGGCTTCCAGGAGGTCGGCCAGCTCCTCCCGCTGCTTCATCGCTCTCACTCGCTGGTCGCCGCGACGACCGATGCGAGCTTCGACATCGACGTCGATGCCCAACCGGTGAGCCACAACTTCTGCGGCGGCAACGATGCGCTTCTGTGCGGCGGCGTCTCTAGCCGCCAGGTTGGATAGTCGCATGCGATCTCCTAGTTAGCCGACGAGCTGACGCGGTACCAGTTGGTGCCATCGCAGACCAGGTGCAATGTATCGTCCTGATCCATAGCCATGGCGCTGTCCAACTTCATCGTGCCCGAGTCGGCGATGTTGATAGTGTTTGATCCGGTGTTGATCAGGATCACCTCTTCGCCGTCGCTGCCCACCGTGACTGTCGGCGTCACCTCGCCAGCCGCGGCAATTTCCTGAATCCGGCCGGTGGGCGTGAACGCCGTGCCGTTGGTTACCGTGATCACAGACTCGAGAGGCGAGATGAGCTTGCCGCTCACACTCAGGTTGCCGTCGGCGAGCGTGACGTTGCTGCCGGCCAATGCGGTGAATGTGTTGGCGGTGATCCGAAAGTCGTCGGCGCCCGCGACCTCGACGTCGATCTGGTCGTCGGTGTCTGCGGTGATGCTGGTGTCGTTGTCGGCGTCCAGGTCGATCTTGGTGCCGCTCACGTCAACGCCGATGTCAAAGCCGGTGCCCACGCGGAGACCGATCTCGGTCGCCGTGACGACGCCAGAGACATTGTCAATCTCAACGCCAACCAGCGTATTGGTGCCGCTGGTTGCAGCCGTCGGCAACATGTCCACATTGAGCCAGTACATGGCATTGGTGCCCGTGGTGTAGGCCGGCGAGGTGCCGGTGATCTCTACAATGGCGCTCGTGGACTCGGTCGCCGCCGGATTGTCCTTGATGATCACATAGTCATCGCCGGCGAGGGCGATATCGATCTGATCGTCAGTGTCCGCGGTGATCGTAGTGTCGGCGTCGGCGTCCAGCGTGATGGGGTTGCCGTTGGCATCTAGAGGCCCAACAATCGAGCTCCCCAACTGCGCCGTGAACGCGTTAGCAGTAAAGGTAAAGTCCTTGGCGCCCGACAGATACACGTCCAGCGTATCGTCTGTGCTGGCGTCCAGGTAGGTGTCCTGGTCCTCATCGAGGTAAACGGCGTTGCCGTCCATGTCGAGCTCGGAATGGAACAGCGCGCCGCCGTACCAGAGCGTGAACTTGCGCGCTACCAGCCACCCGCCGGGATTCCAGCCGTAGGGCTGCGACTCGGCTACGACGGCGCCGCCGATGGTGAACAGCAGAGTGATCCATACAGCGATACAGAACAGTCGCTGCAGATTGTTTCGTCTCATCGTCTTATCTCCTGAAGGGGAGCCTCGCGACTCCCCCCAATTTCAGTTACAGTCCGTGCTAGACGGCCAGCGGTGCGTCGTAGCCGCTCGGGATAGCGTAGGAGCCGTTGCCGATGCGGTAGACCAGCGCGCCGAGGCGATTGGCGACGCCAAAGCCGCAGAATCGCAGGTAACGCATGCCCTTGTGGTTGCCGTCGATATCGATCTCTTCGGTGAAGAATCCCTGCAGCGTCGCCGAGTCGTACTCGCGCATCCAAAGCACGGGTGCCGTGCCGCGGGCGTGGCCGAACAGGTAGGAGTCGGGGAGGTTTTTCCACTCCACGATCCAGCACTTGTCGACCTTGCCCAGCACCTCGTGGCCGAAGCTCGCGCCAAAGGCGGTCGCCACTTGGTCGGTGTTTACACCATAGCGGAGGTCAGGGTCACCGACCTCGGTGAACCCGGTGAGGTTCTGGATCGAGCTCTTCAGATTGGTGGGCGTGTAAACCACAATGTCGGAGCCCTCGTTGACCGGGTGCTCCATCAACTCGTCGTAGATGTCGTCGAACGGGTTGTTGGAGTCGTCGATCGAGCTGGCCTGCGCCAGGTAGTGGTCATCGTCGGCCGCGGAGCCCGACGTTTTGAGGAACTCAGTGCCATCACCGTTGGCCAGCGGCTCGACGGTGAGCGAGCCATGCAAATCGTCGCTGTACGTCCAGGAGACGTTGTCAAAGAGGGCCGCCAGCATGTGCCGCCTCAACCAATCCTTGTCGCGCTGGATGGAGTTGAGCGTCCGGCGGTTGGCTTCCTCGACGGTCATCAGGTTGGCGCTGACCCGGTTGGCGCCAAACGCGGTGCCCCCCCCCTGGATCGGGAAAGCCACGTCGTAGTAGCCCTCTTCTCGCACAGGGAGCGGGTTGCCGTCCTCGTTCAACGGCTGCAGGGTGCCGCTGCCAGGCTGCATGTAGCGGGTCTTGTATTCGGTTGTGCGTCGCACGAGATCGGCCATCATCGAATTGACCTGGCGGTTGTACTCGCCGACGCTCGTTCGGATAGCATCAAAGACGCGGTCTACACCGACGTCCGAGATGCGTTCGTTCATCAGGCCTGCGAGCTCTACAAAGCCGTAGGCCAACGTGTTGTTTGCCATTTCGTGTTACCTCGTCTTGATCTTGATCTAGCTGATTGGCCTACAGGTCCACGCGGAGCACTTTGTCCGCGGTCGTGTGCGCGAACACGGGCTCGACGGTGCCGACGATCTTCTCTACACTGCCAGCGGCGTCGGCCAGGCGCCCGTCGGTGTCTGACAGGTACACATCGGCGTCATAGTCGAGGTCGCCCAGGATATTGCCCAGGTCGACCAGGCCCTTGCGGATCACCTCCAGCGATTCGCCAGCGGCCGCGCTCTGCAGGGCAATGCCTGCGCTGCGAGCCTCAGCGCTCGTGGTGGCATTCGACGGCGTGACCTTGCCGTTCGACGTGTCCCGCCGTACCACCTGGCCAGCGGTGATCGACTCAGCGGCCGGGCCGCTGAACTGCTCGAGGATCTGTACAGGGGCGACATCCGTCGCCGTCACTGCGCTCAAGTTGGTCATGTCTGCTACTCCGTTTGTCTAGCGCTGGCAGCTACAGGCCTTGCACCTGGTAGCTACGCCTGCGCTTTTCATCGTCACTCAGGTTGTGGCTCACGCCGCGTCGCGGGTTGTTCGTGGGTGATCCCGTCGACGGTAGCGCGAGCTTGTCAGCGTTCTCGGTCAGGTATTCGAGCTGCTCCACAGGGTCCAGCTTGTCCAGTAGCGGGGTCAGATGCTCAGGAACCCCCTCGCGGGCTTTGTCGACGTAGCTCTTCAGCGCCTTGGCGTAGCGATCGCGCTCGGCCGTCAGCGTCTCGATCTGCGGCTCGAATTCGCTCAGCTTGGCCTCTGCATCCTCAGCCTTCTTTTGCGCCTTCTCGGCCAGCTCCTTGAATTCGCCGGCCTCCTCAAGGCGCTTCGCCTCAGCTTTGTCGGCCTCCCGCTCCTTGGCCTTGCGCTCCTTTTCCAATTCCTTGCGCCTCTCGCGCTCAGACTGGAGAGCCGATGTCAAGCCACCGGTATGCTCTGCGTAGGCGGCACGCACTGCCTCGGATTGCTCTGCAAGCCAGGTCTCAAATTCGATGTCTTCTGGCGTCTCGCCATCGCCATCGTCGTTGGTATCGTCGTCGGCGGGCTCAGGATCTCCCTGGCCCTCGCCGGCGCCAGCATCGTCTGGCGCAAATCGGAACAGCTTTTGTGTCAACTCATCCATGTTGTCCTCCGCATCTCGCGGTTAGCGGGCGTCTCGCCCTGATCGGAAAAAAAGAAAAAGGCCCGCTCTCACAGCGGGCCGAGGTGATCGGCGGGCCGTCGTGAAAGCGGGCCGGACTAGCTCTGCTAGTGGGGCCTATTCGGTTGTGCGTTAGCTATCTCATAATCGTCGCTCCAATGCGCTCCGCACGCTGATCCCGTGGCGCTTGCAGATGGCGTCCATTACGATCAGGATTGCGCGCACGATCTGCTGCCAGAACTCGGTATCACTCATCCGGCATCTCTCCGCCACCGATGGCCAGTGCCTGCTGAATCGCCTTCTGCCGCGCTTGACGGCGGCTTTTGGCGTCCCCCGGCGTGTAGGTGTAGCAAGTGCCCTCATTGCCGTATTTGAACCCTGGCCTATTGCCTTTGATACAGCGTTTGATCGGCATCGTTAGTCTCGTGTCATCCATAGCAATACAGCGACCGCCAGTGCATAGCCCAGCAAGAGCCAAGCTATCCAGGGCACGCCGTGCCCCCATCCATCAATCGTCGCTCAGCCTCTGCCCAGAACTCGGCCATGACGTGCCGCCAGGTGCATGTGGACAGAATCGTCGCCGGCCTGGTTGCCCCCCGCGCTTTCAACAACTGCGACAGGAGGTATGTCAGTTGTGGTTGCACCGGCACACGTGGGTCTATCCAATGAGCCCGCAACGGTGCAAACCAGCGACGATAATCGGCCATGTCAAGGCAAGTAAACTCCGTGGCACATGCCGCCGCCTCCAGTGCTGGCAACTCAAAGCCCTCAACGCGGCGGGTCGCCAGTGCCAGGTGGCTTTCGTTGTACAACCGGCACATTGTGGCGTCCGGCACGTTCTCAAAGTGGCAGTAGTGCTCGCCCCAGTCAAAGTCTTGCCCTACGTGGCAAAAATCGACGCCCAGCGCCACACAGGCCTCGTAGGCCTCACGGAGGCACTCTGTCTCAGCGACGTATCCGGTGGCCATGATGCCGTACCGCTTCTCGACGTCCATCGGGTAGAACACGTCCATGTCGACGCCCAGCGGTGTCTGATAGAGTCTGTCCGTCGGCAAATCATAGTAGCTGGCCACCATATCGACATCGGCCCAGACCGCCGGCCAGTCAGCGACGTCCGCGGTTTTATGGCAATACTGCCACATGATCACTCGCTGATCGTCGTGTTCGCGCTGGAGGTCCTCGATCTCACCGCTGCCCACGACGTGGGCGATGAGCCAGTCGGCGTCCTCTCGCCGCGGCGTGAACTCTATCCACTCAGGGGCGTGCTTGCTGGATTCGCTGACGACGCGGCGCACAGCACGTGATAAATGCGCCTTGCAGGCGTTCCAAACGGTGACGGTCACGATTCCTCCCTCTGTAGCACATAGATCGGTCGCTGGCGCTCGGAGGTCCCCAGGCGATGGATCGCCCAGCCGGGGAATGTCTCCGCCAGATAGCGGCGCCAGCCCATGTCGTCTCGCTTGGATGCGTATTCGCCGATGCGGAGTGCCTCGAAATAGAACGTCTGCGTCGCCTGACGGATCATGGCCATCAATTCCTCGCGCCGGGCGACGTGCATCCACACGCTGAGGCAGAACACGACGTCGTATGCCGCCTGCCCCGTGTGTTCCTGGAGCCAGTCGAGGGTGAGGTGGTTCAGGTCGCAGACGTAGAACTCGGCCGGGCACTCGTACAGCGCCGCGACCTCGCGAGCGCAGCGGATGATGTTTTGCCCGCGATCGAGGCCTACCGCGCGACGTGCGCCATCTCGCACCGATTGCATCGTGAACCAACCTAGGTTACAGCCCAGATCGAGCACCGTCTTGCCGGCGACGCCTGGGTGCATGATCTGCCAACGGTGCCGACAGTTGCGCTCCCCGGCGAGATGGTACCCGCCCGGCCAGTCCATCTGCTGGTAGCTCATTGCCACGCCGGTGGCGGGCGCCTTGCGAATCTGGGCGTCCAGGGCGCGGAGTTGCGTCGTCGAGGGCCGCTGATCCATCACGAGGTCCCTTTCTATGCCATAGATCGAGTGCATCCAGCACAGGACGGCGTCCAGGCAGAGATAGGAACGCAGGACGTCCGGCCCCTTGCCCCACAAGTCGACCAGCGCGGGGCGCTCGCATGGTCTGGCGTGCTGAAAGTCGATCAGCACCGGATGGCCGTCGTAGTCGAGCATGATATTCTCAATTTTGACGTCGCGATGGGCGTAGCCGCGCGCATGGATGGCCCGCAGCGTCGCCAACAGCTCGACGGAGATCTGGTGGGCTTGACCGGCGGTCAGCATCGGACAGTCAGCCAGGCAGCGCCCGTATTCGGGCATCTCATACCAATCGGCGCCTTGGGCCAGGATGGGCACCACGCCGTCGATGCCAGCCAGGTCCATCAGGGCCGTCACAGCGTTGCGCGTCGGACGCTCTTTGCGTATGACGCCGTCTCGCACGCGGTACAGACGAGATCCGCTGGCGTTGTAGCGTGCGCCGATGCGCTCTCTCACGCGTTCACCGCCCTCTCGCCGATCTTGCGCGCCGGAACGCCGGCCCAGATTTCCCATTCAGGAATGTCCCGCGTTGCCACCGCGCCCGCGCCCAGGACTGCTCCCTCATTCAATGTCACACCGGGCAACACAATGGCCCCTGCGCCCAGAAAGGCGTAACGGGCGATGTATACCCGAGATCGATTCACGACCTGCCTCTCTTGTGGCGATGCCGCCGACATACTCAACCCCGATGGCCTATTCGATCCGGCGATGATCTTGGCTCCGGAGGCCAGCGCAGCATAGTCGCCAATCTCTACCAAACCACCGCCAATGTTGACGTGGCAGAACGAGGCGATGTGAACGTATCGGCCCACCGTCACGCCCAAGCCGCCCTCGATCTTGACGAATGAATCCACTCTGCAATAGTCGTCTAGCTCGATTTGCCCAGGGCGCAGGATGATCGTCGGCTCATAGATCTCGACGCCGACGCCACACCATGGCCTTACGCCGTGTTCGGATGCCATACCCTCACCCTCGGATCGCACCACACGCGATACCCAGCTCGCCTCGCCTGCTCGCACCAGCCGACGATGGCCCGATCGCTGGCGTGTACACCGGCTCTAGCTGCCCGCGCGGTCATGAGCAGGCACGACCCTGCGCTGTACAACGGAAACGGCTCACTCGGCGGCGGCTGCTCTCTGTCAAACGTGGCCCCATCCGGTAGTTGCCGAAACGACCAGGTGTCATAGAGCACAGAGCCCTTGCGCTTGTTGGCTTCGAGCCAGGCGTGGTCGGTGTTGTGTGTCGGCGGGTGCTCGACGGCTACCCATGGTGCAACGATGTCCACACGAGTTGCGATCAACTTGCTCAGCAACTGAGGGCCCCAGATCAAGTCGCTCTCAATCCACAGGATGTACTGCGCCCAACCGTCGAGCAGCGCCGACCACACCGCCCTGGAGCCCACCGTCGAGCAATCGATCATGCGGTCAGGGTCGGTGACGGAGCCCTTGGGTGTATGCCCCAGGTGGTGCTGCATCACCACGATGTCGCGCCCCGAGCCCCGCTGCCACTTGCAGAGCTCGTCATAGGTATGATCCCTGCTATCGCCCTCGATCAAGTACAGACGCATGGCGTCATCTGGCCAGTCCAGGGCGTCGATCTGGCGCACAAAGCGCCCCAAGTCCCCGCGCCGAACGCTGTTGCAGAACATGCTACAGATGGCCACCCGCTGCTCAGCCATGCCACTCCTCGCCCCCGAGGTCTTTGTGCCGCAGCATAGATTCGCGGAATAGTGCATCGAACCGCTCGGGGACCTGCTGTGTCTCCCATGTATGTTCTTTAGCCCAGCGCATGCAGCGCCAGCGCATCAGGTCATAGCCCTTACCGCAATACATTGTATTGAGCCCGTCGACCACCGCCTCGATATCGACCATGGCGTACTGGGTCGTGTTGCGGCACGCTGTGTAAGTGTACGTGTACGACAACAGGATCCCGGCTTGGCCGACGTAGGACATTGCCGCATAGTCAGTGATCAGCGTCGGCGTGCCGGCGGCCTGGGCCTCGTGTGTGCTCAGCTCCCAACCGCCACCGGCCGTGGTCGAGAGGTGGCAATCGGCGGCGTTGTAGATCTGATTGAGCTTTTCGATCGGAACGCCCAGGCGCTGCGGTCCCAGGCCAGAGTGCATCACCTGGTCGCCAATGCCGTACCGCTCGATCAGCGCTGGGATGTCGTAGCCGCCGTCGATGACTAACGGGGTGTGGAGCCACAGCCTGGCCTCAGGCTTGTCTTGAGCGAACATGGCAAAGGCCTCGATCGTCGATGGCCACTGTTTGCGCTCCTGATTCTTATCGATGCGAAGCACGATGAACCAATCATCGGGGATCTCTGTGCCGCTCTCCTTGTTCAGCGCTGCCCTGGCCCTGCGTTTCGCCGTCTTTTTGTCGTCACCCATCGGCCAGAACTCGTCGGAATCGACGCCGTGGCCGATGACCTCCAAACGATCGCCAAGCTGACGATCGAGATCGCGGATCACCTCCTTGGCGTACTCGGTGTACACGACGGGGATCGACGCCTGTCGTATGCCGTCAAGGTAGCTGGCCGGGAACGGGTCGCCGTCTACCGGCGAATAGGTCACCACCGGCACCGTGGCCAGCGCCTCGGCGTTGTCCCGATAGCTGTAAAACTCCTCGATGATGGGCAGATCGTTGAGGATCCACACCACGTCGGGCTGGAGCCGGCCGATCAGATCTTTGACTCTGCCCACGCCGTACACGTCGCGGGCCGGCGAGTACTGTGGCAGGTAGTACTGATATGGGTACCGATCCAGGTCGGGCATATCGCCGTGATAGTTGATAGCGCACAGGTGCACATCGTACTCGCCACTGTCTACCAGCGGATAGAGCACATGATCCACAACGCGACCAAAGCCGGTCGGGATTTGCGGCGCGTCGGCAAAGGCTAATAAACGGATCACCGTTTCCTCCTCTTCACTGGTCCCCGATGCCGATAGGTGCCCGCTGGCACCCTGCGTCGACTGCGGCGCTTGGTCACGCTGCCATCCTCTCCATCAGCACCTCTCGCGGCGTCAATACTGTCTCTGTCGTGCAAAGACCGTTCGGATGATCCAGCGGTGTTCGGCCAGGCAGGTATACGCCGCGTGGATCGATGCCGTATCGCTGTAGCCTGGCCAGCATCCGTTGCTCTGCCCGCTTGCCCGCCGGCGGTTGCCCGTCGAGGATCACCGTGCCCGGCATGCGTTCGGCCCAGTCGTCACAGATGTCGCGCGCGGTGCGCCCGTCGGTGGCCGCCAGCATCCTCTGGGCGTGTTGTGGACTCAGCACCCAGCGACTGCCCAGGGCGATGCCTGCGTCGGCCAGCTCGGCGTCGGCCTGATCCCGTGCCTCGCCATACGCCTGATTGATCTCTGTCCTGGCCAGGCGGTACGCGTTGTACGAGACATTGCGCGGCTGGTTGGAATAGATGGCGCTAGGTACATCGCCCTTGGGCAACACACGGTCAGGGAGCAGCCACCGCTCGGCGCGTTTGGCGATCTTGGCCGCCGACCAGCCCTGGTTGACGCCGTTTAGCACGTCCTGCTGCAACCATTGTCGGCTGGCATAGTCCAACCGCCAGATCCTATCGCTCAAATTGAGCCCCTTGATGGTGCGTTCGGTCATGATGTCGACCACGCGGCGCGGAATGTCGTCGAACCCCGGCAACCCCGGGAACGCCACACCCTGGACATACACATTGAGCGCCCGTTGGCTGCCCGTTGCAGCAACGGTGGCCGCCTGACTGATTTGGCTGAGCAGCTGCCCCTCATAGCTGGTGCGAAACTGGCCCAGCGCCACGCCGACTTCGCGCTCGATGATGCCCATGTCTTGCAGCGTCAACTCGCCGCCCTCGCCGGCCAACCTCGTGATCGTGCCCGAGATCCTGTCGGCGACATCCCGCAACAGATCGACGATGGCGCCGCGCAGCCGACGTTCGTCGCGTTCGTATAGCTTGCGCGCCTCGGCCAGCGCCTTGTGATACAGGTCCTCGGGACTCGGCATCAGACGGCGTCCTCATCGTCGGCATCCGGCGGCCAGTTGGCGAACTCTGCCATCTGCTGCGCCTTTTCCCTGTCTGCGGCCTGGATCAAATCGGGGATCTCATCGTTATCGTAGCCTCGTTTGCGCAAATACTCGGCCCGACTGATCGTGCCGGCGGTCAGGTCAGTGAGCGCCAGGCGCTGCTCCATTTCCTCGTCGCTGGGTAGGATCGATCCGCACTCGATATCGTGCGACACGTCGTAGATGTCCTGCGCCTTGCCCATCATCACCATGGCCATGGCGTTGGCCCGATGCAGCGCTTCGATGGCCTGGCGCCGCATGCCCTCCAGCTTGATCTGCAACTCGGTGAGTTGCAGGTTGACACTGTACCCCGACGGGTTGTTCTGCTCCCGCACACGTTTGATGTGCCACTCAGGGAGCATCTCCTCGACGTTGCCTTTGCACCAATCGACAAACTCGGTCATGTTCTGAATTGAGCCCGACCATTCCAGCATCTCCAGGCGAGGCGTGACGCCCTCGGGGAGCCCAGCCGGCGGGTTGATGAACCAAGCGTTTGTCTGCCCCTTGGTTTCCTCGCCCTTGGTCAGCGAGCCAGCCTTGATATGATAGGCCACAAGCTGCGGGTCAGCATTGATGCGGATGATGTCTGCCATTTGCGAGGCGATCTCATTGACGGCGTCCAGGCTGGGCAACACCTCGGCAAACGTCGATGCGCCATAAACCTCGCCGATGTCAATGAGTCTCACTGGCACAACGGGGAGCAACCCCTGCCGGGCCAGCGGATCGTCGCGCTCCCACTCGTCTGCATCGACAGGATTGGAGTCAAATGTGTAGGGCTGGTTGTCACGCAGCGTCTCATAGCGATCTGGATAAATGGCCAGCGTATACGTGTGCATCTCGCCGCTGGCCTCAAAGTAATTATAGGATAGCTCCGCATAGGCCAGCCTGTCCTGGTCGTGCGGGTCATAGGCAACGTCGAACTCTTGCGCGCTATGTATGAGGATCTTGGGCTGCCGGACATCGCCAGCCAGGCGCAGATAGACGTCGCCCATCACCGATCCCCAAAGCAGGAGGCGGTAAAGCTGCGTCTGAAGCTGCGACCGCTGCCAGAGATCGACGATGGCGCGCTCTATGGCCTGGGTGTCCGAGGTGACCACCACCGGCGGCGCAAGGACGGCGGCGGCGTCCAGGTTGCCAGCCTGAGTGCAGACATTGAACAGACTCTTGATCTTCTGATAGAGGTTCTCGGATTCACGCCGCGCACCCTTGCCCTTGATCGACTCGATCAGGTCAGCGTCGTACATGCGATTGAGATAGTACGCCCAGTTGAGCTGGTACCGCTCCAAGCGGTCGCTCTGCGTCTCCTGGATCGCCGCCGTGGCAATGTCCAGCGGGTTACGAGCGCCGAAATAATCGGCTGTGACTTTGAGATAGTCTCTTATCGCCATGATTTACCAGAGTGCAATGGTGCCAGCCTCTACCTCAACAGGTTGGGAAAGCGCCATGCCGTGCCAGGCCAGCGCGGTTGCAATGACGGTGTCGTCGTGCATGCCGGGCGGCGCGTTGTAACGCACACGCCCAGACGGTAGGCGCTCCATCTCGTAAGCCTGCAATTCATTGATGAGCACCGGATCATTGATGATCTTCAGCGAACCAGTCTCCACCCCCAGTTGCAGCGATTCGATGGCGTGGGCCTTGGTTGCGTTGGTCGTGGTGAACCCACGGACAGGCAACCCATGCATCTGGAGATCCTCGATGTTCGGCTCGCCGATCGAGTTGCGTTCGGCAATGATCACCGTTGGCCGGAATCGCTGATCCAGCGCCTCCAGGTATCGCCGCTGGACACGATAGTCAACCTGGTTGAACCGTTCCAGGTGCACAATCTCCTGCGTCGTGATGTCACCGACGGCAAAGACGGTAAAATCTTCGATCTTGGCCCAGTCGACACCGATGACGTACTCGTGGCCCGGCAAGGCCGCGTCTTGCTCGTGCGCCGTTGCAGCATCGACCACACCGCGGAATACACCGCCGGCATCCTCGAGGAACTGGGCGAGTATTTCCTGGGCAAAGATGCGCGCCGGCATCTCGCGCCGCATGCGCTCGATCTCTTCTTTGTCAATGTACGGGTTAGCGCTGGTCGGCATCTGCCAGCTCATCCACTCGGGATACGCCTCGTCCTGGCCCTGAGTCCACATCTGCCAAAAGCCGTTGCGGCCTTTGGGCGTGGAGAAAAACCATGCATCGCCCGCAGCATCGACAAGCAACGGTCGGAGGGCGGCGTTCCAAATAGGCATGAGATCGGCAACCATCGCCGCCTCATCGACGATAATCCGCTTGTACCAGCGACTGCGCCCCGCGTTGGCGTCCTGGAGAGTCCACATTTCAAGCACGCCCTTGGTGGCCAGCTCCAAACGATGGTCGCCAGCGTGGCTGCGCATCGTGATCGGCTCTAGCACCTCGCAAATCTCTTGCCAGGCATCGATCATTACCTTGTAGGTCGGTGCAAACCAGCCGACGGGTTGGCCTGAGAGCATCGGCCAGATGATGCGGTCGATGCCCAATTTGGTTTTGCCAAAGCGCCGGCCACATGCTGCGACGTTGTAGCGCCGCGCTTCGTCAACTATTCTCTGTTGGGCCAGGTGGGGCATCGGGAGATGAATCTCCTGCACCGCCCCCCTCGTCATGCTCGTCATACACCACCTTGATGGTGAGTTGGCCGTCGCCAAAGTCGGTCGGTTGCATGGCCTTACCCATTTCCCACTCGATGATCTCAGTAGAAACGCTCTGTCGCAGCTTTTCATCTGAGCTATCCAAGCCAGAAACCTTGACCAGCATGGCCTTGGCCAGGTTGCGGCGCCGCAGTGTTGATGCCACTACGATGCCATCATGGGCCATCAGGCGCACCGCGTCTTTGACAAGGTCTGGCCAGTGATAGACAGTGTCTGGCCTGATGCCAACGGCCAGAGCGGCGTCCTTGTCTGTGCTGTGTTCCTGACGAGCCACGACAAATCTGATCTGATCTGTAGAAAGCTGCTCCAATATGGACCGCAGCTCC